CGGCACTTACAGCTGCCGCCTGGGCTCGATTAAGGGCGTTTTGGCTAGCGGTAAATGCTTGAGTGGCCTCACGCTCGCTGCGCTGGAAGTTACGATTCTTTTCATTCTCACCTGCAGTAAACTCTTGCCCTGCAAGCATTTGGTTCCAGTTGTTAAGGTCAGACTGTTGACGGTCTACGCGATTAAGAGCGTTGGTGCGTAGCTCTTTGTCTAGGTCGGCCAGCCGCCCTTGTAGCTGTAGCCCTTCATCGTTTTGTTGAAAGTCTGCTTGCATCAAAGCGGGGAGCGTCTTCTCAGCTTCATAGCGGGCCTGCTCATGGGCTGGGATACCGCTAAAGGCTAAACCTCTACCTGTTGCCTGGTTGTTGATTGCATTATAGGCGTTACCGCGGGCTGCATAAATACCGGCACGTTGGGCGTCATACTTTTGCCCTAGGTTGCCGATTTGTTGATTGATGACATTGCGCGACCCTTCGTAAGCGGGGTTTAAGTCACCGATCGACTCTTGGATTGTTTGAACTTTAGGCGCTGTTGCCATCGTCTATCTCCATTAACTAATATTATTCTGGTATTCGTAAATACGGAACATCAGATAACCTGAATCTATCCCAGTAGGTTGGCCGTATGATGAATTGTCGACCTCTACTATCGGGGTTATTTTATCATGAGTAATCTCTAGGAAGCCCAAGAAATTTAAGCCACCATTCATACCGGCACCGCGTGACTGCCATCTCGTGTTGATTGAGTGGCGAGTAAGGTAATCATAGGCTTGGCGGTTACCCGGAATATCGAACGATTCACCACGGATGCGCCACTTTGTTCTAGCCGGGGCTACACCTTGCACGCGTATCTGGGTTTCTATCACACGAGGTAGACAGAAGGCGAACTTATCTGAGTGGAATACCCATGGATGATCCGTCTTTACCGGTATGAGCTGTAAATCATACTGGAGAAACTCACCATGTACTGCCGCTTGCTCCATTGTTGCGTTCAACTTAACAACGTTGGCGCTATGGTCGTATGTTGTGTACACCGTAATAGGCCCAGCTGCTGCGTCTACCAACCCGCGCACGCCTCTAAAGACGTAAGTGCCACGAACTAAGTATTTACCGCTCATACCGCTGGGTACATCTAACACCGAAACGTTACTGCCTGGCGTCATGTTCATTGTACCGGTTAATCGTTTAGCTATTATCTCGCACTTACCAGTTGATCTAAACAGGAAGTTTTTATCTCGGTGGTATATCCTATAATGTACTGTACCTTTAAAGCGAGCGCCGCCGAACTGTGGGGCTTTAGCAAACCAAAGCTTACCATTCTCGGAAAATACGTTGAATTGGTCGTATGGTGAGCGTCCGTATATCCAGGGTTGGTTGGGGTACTCTAGCCAGGCGCTGAAGTAGTCACCGTCCTCTATATCGTCAAGCGCGGTAGTCGTAGGAAGGTTAACGTCAAGTTCTTTACTGCCCTCTTTAAAATCGGTCGGATACCAGAAGTCGCTATGGAACATAAAGTTATCCGGGTTTATCATCGTACTGTAGTTTCCTCTACAACATCTTTGCCGGGAATAGTGATCGCGATGATGTCATGGTCCCCATTAACGGGGCGGCCGATCAAAAGTCGGCGCGTCCCCGCTGAGTCTTTACTTGTCTTAGTCCGTGACTCATTTTGGAGTTGTTCAAAGTTCTTATTAATCGTATTGACTAATGTCGCATCATCCATCCCAGGTGTTAGCTGAATAAGAGATAGCATTATAGCTTCTCCGTTACCTGGACGTGCACCTCACCATCAAATGAGAGATTCCAGGGGAAGATATTACCGCCCGAGATGAAGATCTTACCATCTCGCTTTTCACCGTTTACTACTAGGTGGCCCGAGTAATGGCCGAAGTAGGTGCAGGTAACGATAATGTTATCAATCGTACGTCCTACAGGTGCAGGGAAGCTCCCAAGCCCTGCGCGGCGACCACTAGCTTCAATAAGTAAGCCAACGTGTCCTGGGCCGTTATGGTCATTCTGAGTACCCGTAACAGGGACGGTACGGCTATAAGTCTTAATACCGCCCATGTCAGTTACTGTCCAGCCGTTATCGTCAATGTATTGGCGGAGGGCTAGCTTGTCTTTAGTGATTGAATTATCGGCGATCTTCTCACGAGTCACTGCCGAGTTTTTGAGGTTAGCGGCATCAATGTTACCGTTAAACTCATTGTAGATAGTACCAAAACGGTTGTTGAGGTCGTTCGCCACCGCCTCAGTACCATCTTGTAATTGTGAATAACTAATTAATCCCATTTATAACCTCTTTGCTTTATAACTAAATTGTGCACCAACAAAGGCTACGCGGTTTTCTACACCATTGCGGAATACGCGTAGCTGCCAGTATCGTGCGTAACCTGAGTAGCTTTGTCGCTTTGGTTTAAACGACTTACTACCACCGTAGAGTGTACCGTCACCCCACTTAAATTGTCCCCACCTTGCACCATTAACAGACAATACTTGTTCTTTAATCTTTGGCGCGTCGGCGAAGTCTTTGTCCATTGCGAGCCCCACTTTAAAGGTAGAGTCAACACCCTGGAATATAGGATAGAAACGCTTAAGACGCTTACGTTGCATTGGGCTGCCCATGCTATCGTACTTAAATCGGTATTCAAAGTCGATTGGTGCACCCATATCGTGGTAAACTTGCGTCTCGGCGTAGTAGCTCATCCCCACGTAGGAGTTGAACACTGCGAGCTGTCCACGATCATCTGCATCATCGTAGTAGATTGCGCGATCTCCGTAGACGCCGGTATCATATTCAATATCCTTTAATGGCTTGTTGTAGATGATACATGTATCATTAACTGTTGAACCACTAGAGGCTAAGTAAAAGCGTATCTCATCCTTGTATTTGGTCGCATCTATCTCGGTAATGCGCGGGCATCCATCAATTAATGGAGTAATAGCATCTGAGATACGAACGTCGCTTGAACCGTTAAACATAAATAGCCCGGCATCACCTACAAAGTAGATTGCGTTCTCGTCCTGGACTACTCCGCGGCGCGCTATGGCGCCCTTAAAGCCGGTAGATTGCCTCATATTAAATGACGCTTCGTCGTATCCGCTAATAATGTACTTACCGTCCTGAGTAAAGACAACAAGATTGTCCTGGAACGAACAAAGCTTAACTACTGGAGAACCATTAAACGGCCGCGGGATAGTGAAGAAGCTCGTGCTCCGCCATTCGTTATACCATTGCTCACTCGGTTTAGTCGGTATCTTACCCGTCGGATCCCACGCCGGATTGCCGGGGGCCTCTGAAAACCTAATCGTATTAGGCAGTCCAGCTACAACGCCCCACATACGGTCTTTATGGAACATCACCTCGCGTAGTATAGGCAGTTCAGTATCTACAATACGTCCTACACCAGTATCGATGATCTCTACGTCGTCTATCCAGAAGTCCTCACCGGTTGATACAAACTCAAGGCTGTTAACATCTAATTCGGGCCAGTAGTAAAACTCGTGGTTATCCCAAGTAGTTGTCATCTGCTTCTGATATCCTGCAATTGGGCGGAGCTGAGTATTGACACTTACGAACACTTGAGACGTACCAGCTGCACTAACGGATGAGAACTTAATCTTATACCGTTTGCCTTTAGTGAGTTGGATATCACTCTTGGTGTATCGTTGGCCGCCACCTGTAATCTTGAGTGATGCAGGAGCTGTTTTATATACTGTCGTATCTCGGGTTACACTACCCTGCCATCGTACGCTTGGGAGGCTGAAGTCTCCGTTATCCACAATATTAGTGCGATCTTGAGGTGGTGTACCGTCCCAGTATCGCAGTTCATCGTGGCCGTTAACCCAAAACATCTTGCCGTCACCATTAGCAAAGCTATATTCGCTAGCTTCTGATGATAGGCCCGACATAATCTCGCGCCATTTACCGGCTGCCTCATCTGCATAATAGAGCGTATTGTCATATACTGCTACAGTACGGTTGTTGCGGTTGTCTAGGTTAAAGCGATACGCGCCCTTAAGCTTCTTCTCAGGAGCTGTAAACAGCCTATAACGTAGCATCTTACCGGCAATGGGGGTATTCACTGTCCAAGCCGCGGGAGTCCACCGAGCTTCTGGTGTACTGTTAACTAGGCCAATCTCGTACCACTTGAGCGCATCATCTTGAGGTTTAAGTGCAATCCAGTATTTCTTACCGGTCTTAATCTTTGGCGGGTTAATAAAACGACATGATACCCAATTGCCCTCATCACCAATGTCTCCATTGAGGAATGAGCTTACCGATAAACGGTTACCGGGTAGGCCGGCTGCATCCTCTAGGATTTCTACTAGTATTGGGCCAGTAGCGCCGCCGGGGTTTTTAATATCAATATCTAGGCGAGTAATACGTTGGTCTACATTAGCAGTAAACGGTTGCAAAAGAAAAGCGTTGTCTCGGTTTATCTTGAACCGCTGAGTGACAGTAGCCGCATTACCAAGTGATTGAGCCTCACCTAAGGGCTCCATATGCAAAGAATGGCCGCGCCTAGTTGACACGGCCACGCGGCGGGAATCCTTTTGTTGGGCTTGGAGGCGAAAGTTCTTACTAAAAGGACTCTTACCCTCCTGGAGAAGGTCGACTGGCGTAACAAGGTCGATACCTCCTAGATTTAGCTGGGTAGCAATTTTAACTTGCTGCGCCATTCATCCTCCTATATTTGTAAATTACGCATCTTAACAGGGCCAAATGCATCGCGCATACCAAAGCGAGTAACCATCTCTTGTAGTTGAGCTTGGTACTGGTTCTCTACTTGAGTAGATAGATCCATATCTTCGTTACGATCATGCACGCGACGGAGTGCGCCAAGAATAAGTAGCTCGGTAAACTCTTCGGGAATATCGGGCTTATCGGTATCTTGGGCCATCGTATTTGGCGTCTTATAATAATACGTGTATAGTTTGTATTCTTTATCGGTTGGGGCGTCTAATAGAATATTGCCGGCGTATTCAGTCCAGTAGTAGGGCGCATGCGGTTTCGCATTCATTGCATCTGCGTGCAACATAAAGAAATCGCGGCACTCGCACTTCATTTGAAAGAAGTTTTGTACACCGCTCATTGCATGCATCTCTACCCTACTAACATCATCAGGCAACCTAATAATAGACGTACCAGCGGGCACATCACCAATAAAGATCTTTTCCATAAATGGCAGTTCAAATTGGTTGAATATATCCCGCTGGGCGTCATTCAAAAAGTTGTCAATGATTTCTGGCTCGTAATCTTCATCATCCAGCTTATCTATCATCACCCGCTTACGTAAATCAGCTAGTGTCATTTACACTCCTTATAGGCCAGTAGGAATAAGAACGGTTGGGACAACGTATAGAGCGGAAGCTTTTGCGTTGAGGGTCACGTTTCCACCCGGATCGACCTTGATATACGAACCATCATTCGACAGCTCGTTGCCTATATTCTTAAGTATCGGGGCTATGGTTGCCTGAATACCGTCGCGATATGGGGACGGTATGTTGAATACGACATTATTGCCCTGAGTAAGGGCCGGTGTCTGGCTGTATGGGCCGTCTGGCTTCAACAAGAGCATCCCGTTATACCGGCGGTACAGCCACTTACCCTTAGAAGTGGCCTGTTCCACCCAAGCACTATCACTCTCGCCGAGCTTAGGCACGTTAGCGCCTCCGGCTGAGTTGGTAGCCTCTATGGTGTATGCGCCGCCGCTAGGTATGAGCGCTAGGCCAAGACTACCTTCTGGAAGCGAGTCCCAGACATTTGTTGGGCTAAAACGGCTTAATGAATTTGACATTTTATCCTCCTATTTAATCACTATTTGCTTGTATCTGTTTGTCTTTAGTTCGATACTATCGATCTTGCCCGTTTCTATTGTGTCAGGGCGGTATCGGTCAATGTTTAATGTTTCACTCTCATAGGCTTTTATACCTACGTAATCTGGCTTATATTGTTTATATTCAATACTGTATACGCTTGGGTCTAATAAATCATTAGTCCGCGTTATTGTTAGCCGCAAAGTTATTGGCGCTGGTTTAAGTGTCAAGACCTCGGGCTTCGGTATAAATATAACACTCGGGTTGCTAATACCGACCCTTAGATTTATGTCCTCAGGCTGCATGTAAGCCGTTGTAAGCGCCGTTAAGGTCGGAGATGATATATTTATCCTCTCCGTTATTCTAGACGGCCTCAGGGCGTACACAGGGCCTGCATGGGTCAGCATAGGTGGTCTAATAGTCAGACGTTCTATGACTTGAGCGGGGCATAGTTCACCTGGCTTGGGTGGTATATAGGTAAGCTTCGGCGGTGGCTTCTTGAATACAAGATGTACCCAGCCGCGAGTACCGCGCAGGTTATAGGTCGGGCCATTAGCGGTTAGAGTAGGGCGAGATATTGTTAGGCGTTCAGTTGCCTTATTGCTGGTTAAGATGTAAACTCTAGGTTTAGGGTTTATATATGCGCCGCCCGCAGGAAAGCCCCCCG